AGCTGGGCCATGCCGACGCGGGTGGTAGCCGCAGCGCCGGTGTTCGTGATCAGCTGCCCCGACCAGAAAGAACCGGGGGTGCGCGAGATGCCGCCGTAGGACGGGACGTTCGTGCCGTCGTCGTAAGCCTGCGTCAGCGAGTCCCACACCTGCGTGTTGGCGTAGTTGTTGGAATACAGGGCCTGAGCGTAAGCCTGCTTGATCACAACCGCTGCGTCCGACATCACTGCGCGGAGCTTGGGGATGACCACTTCCGACGACTGGATGATCGCTTCCATGCCAAAGAAGCCGACCGGAACCATGCCGAGCTTGAGCGAGAACTGAGCGTTCTGGATCGCGGCCTGATCGGTGGGCATCGGGAAGTCGCCAGCAAACGAACCCCAATTGAAGGAGACGAAAGACGACCCCTGAACCGGAATGGTGATCTGGCTGACACCGCCTCGTGCAGCCTTGGCGTTCGACATGAACAGGCTGAGAAGGGGGTGAGACTGGTAAATCTGCACGTAGACAGAAGGCAGAAATGCGCGGCGTGTGAGCGCCGCGAGCTGTGCGCCAAGCGCGCCCGAAGGGGTAATACCGCTTCCGGTCAGCGTGGCTACTGGTGAGGTAGGTAGAGCCATGGGTTACGTCCTTTATTTACGCTGCGCGCCCGAACGTGTCCCGCACATACTTGTCCGGGTCGGATACAAATTCGGTGAGCTGTGAGTCCATGTAACCCATGGGGTCACGATGAAGTTCAACGAGGGCATCGTTGCGGTTCTTGGACCCGAAAAGATCGAGGTCTTGAGGCGCCCAAGTGGGACCGGCAACCTTTGCTGGCGGAGCCTTGCTGGCGACATAAGCGGCAGCGGCTTCTGCGTCCGAATAGTTGCCCGTGGCCTTCATGCGGTCGATCATCTGATTGAAGCCTTCTTCAGTCAGATTATAATCGCGCCGAGCCTTTTCGAGCTGTTCTTCAAGCTTGACCTTGACGCGCTCGTCTTCAGCGGCGCGCTTTTCCTCAATACGCTCTTCGAGAAGCTTTTCATACTTCTCTTCCATCGCCTTGAGCTTGTTCAGGTGGGGTTCGATGATCGGCGACATCACGTCGTCGGTCGTCTTGATGTCATTCCACTTGGCCTTGGCGGCCTGCTGGATTTTCTTGCCGACTTCACCGTCATTCCAGAGAGCGTCGATCAGCTCTTTGGAGCGATGCAGGGCAATCTGTTCCGGGGTCATGGTCATGGCTTACTTCCGTCCCTTGGGAGCGGTCGAGCCGTTCTTGCCAGAGTTGCGCGAAGCATCGACACCGACGTGTTCAAGGCTGCGGATGTGGTTGGTGCCGTCGGTAGGCATACCGGACTTGCGGGCGCCAATCCCCATCACGGGAAATTCGACGTACTGCATTACGCTGGTGTCTTCACGAACGTCATTGACGTAAGCGGTCGGAACCTTGCCCTGTGCCATGATCTACTCCTATGCGCCCATCGGCGGTGTTGGTGGGGGCGGAGCGCCTGCGCCGCCCGGCATCATGCCAGCCATGTTTGGCTGTGTTTTGGCGGCACGCGCCAATTCCATAAGTTGCTGGATGGCGCCCATCTGGTCGCCGCCGCCAGCACCTTCTTTTTCCAAATGCTTGCCAATATCGGCAACCGCTTTCAGAACGGACTGATGGAGTGCGGAACCCATCGGTAATTGCGGGAGCGCCTTTTGAAGCGACTCAAGGCCCACTTTCAGGGCCGATAATCCTTGCTGGGCTGAACCCGCCATGGGGCCGGGCATCGTCGCCGGGCCAGCGCCACCCATCGGGGGCATAGCTCCGGGAAGTCCGGGACCGGCTGGGCCTGCGGGGCCGCCGGGCATTGGCATAGGGGGCATAGCCATATTCTACACTCTCTGGACTAGAGCAGTTCAGCGGCAGCTGCGGCGCTTGGAACGAGTAGCCATTTTTTTACTCCCTGAATGGTGAAAAACGGAAGCCTTTCGGCCTCCGTTTTCCGAAGCCGAATATTACTTGCGGCCCTTGCGGTGCATCTTGCGGCCACGCTTGTCGATGGAGATTTCGAAAGGAAGAGCGTTCATGTTAAACTCCTATTGCTGGGGACGTTGAGAGAGCTTACCATCTCAACAAACACAGAGTACGTTGGCTACAGAAGCCGTGTCAATATATAAATGCGGAAAGCTGTGCCTTATCAAAACGATAGGATGGGATGACATGCACATACCTTCACGCGACATTGAAGCATTCGCCCGAAACTTGGCGAATATTTGTATGTCTTCCCGCATCGCCAGACAAAACCGCGGGGCGTTTTTTGAGTCCTACGCTACGGCTGGATCGGCGGACGCCTCCGCTCCAGCAATGTTTAACAAGACACACGCGGCTCTGGATGATCTTGAGTCGCTTCTTTTTTCTCCAGTGTCGCTGCGCTTTGCGATCACCGATCCTGATCTGCCCAACATCGTCAATGAATCAAAAGGCCGTGTCGCAGCTTCGCGCATTCGAAAGATTTGTCGCCAGACTGATTCCGACAATTTGATCTCGCAAGCCGTTGGCATCGCCCTTCGCAAAGGCCTTGGCCTCATCAAAGCTGGCGTCGTCAACAAAGAGTTTTCCTGCCAACTGGTGCAGCCTGAAAACTTTGGTGTGCTGCACGAAAACCATTGCCGCCTTGACCCCGATATGGAAGCGTTCACGCACCGTATGCTCATCACGCCTGCACAATTCCGCAATCTGATCAAAGGGCGTCCCGACGAAGCTGATTTGAAAGAGCGCGCCAAGTCGCACATGCAAGGCATCACCGGCGGCATGAAGGACGCCTCCGGTTCGGCCATGAACATTGTCACTGGCGGTCTCTATCCTTTCCAAGCGGGCGGTACAGGTATCCCCAACCAAAACCGTGGCATCGTGGACTGGATGGCGCAGCCGCGCGCGAACATCGACCCGGCGGTCGAATCATCCATGTTGGAAATGGACGAGCTGTGGGTCTGGGATGACAAGCGTGGCGATTGGGCAACGTTCCAGATTATCGGTGACAACATCCTGATCAACGGCAAGTACCAGATTACCAGCGCCTTTTCCTACAACACGCAGGCGAGGCAGACCGATCCAACGCTCAAGGGCAACCACCCCTTCAGCATGTTCTGCGCCAATCCAGTGCCGGAATATTTCTGGGGCGCCTCAGAGATTACCCGTCTGGTTCTGCTTCAAGAAGCCATCAATTCGCGCATTACTGGCATCAACAAGATGCTGCGCAAGCAGGAAGAACCCGCCACCAAGTTTGTGGGCTCGACTGGCGTCAACCAGCAAGCCTTGTCGCGTTTCAACAAACCGGGCGGCTACTGGACCGACTCAAACCCCAACGCCAAGATCGAACGCGACATCGTGCAAATCCCCGAAGCCTTGTGGCATTCGCTGCACGAATACGAGCGCATGTTCGACGAAATGATGGGCTTGCCGCCCATCGCCAAAGGTCAAGGCGAACAAGGTGTCCGCTCCGGCGCACATGCCGATACGCTGATCCGCATGTTCTCGCCGCGCTTCAAAGACCGCGCCTTGCTGGTCGAGCGCGACGTCGAGAAGTTTGGCGCCTTGATGCTGGACCTCGCCCGCGCCCACATCGACCAGAAGATGATTGCTTGGGTTCCCAAGGAAGCCGCCGGGTTTGAAGACAGCTCGACGGAAGGCGAAGAGAAGCTGTTGATCCCGCCCGCCAAGGGTCTGGTCCCCGTGACTTTCACCTTCGCCGATCTGCCGGACGACGTGTCGCTGACTGTGGACTCCCACTCGTCCTCGCCCGCCTTCTCGCAAGACGCCAAGGAGCTGGCGTTCAACCTTCAGCGCATCGGGGCCATGTCACCGGCGCAGTTGGTCGATCATGTGGATGTCAGCGATCCCGACGATCTGCGCGCCAATATCATGCGCCGCGAAATCGCCCGCGCCGAAGCGGCGGCAAAAGAACAAGAAATCAAAGCGCAAACACACAGCAAGAAAAAGTAAGGGGTCGAAGCCCCTTATTTTTTACCCGTCGGTTCCGTCCGCATCACCCGCAACGGCGATTGCCCATTCTTGACGTCCGGCAACTGAATGGCGCCGGGGTTCAACGACGTGCTTCTGAACGCCCCAGCAATGGCTCTGCGTCCCAAAGCATCCGCCTGTTTCGCGCTAATTCCGGCGGCCCGCAGCCCGCCACCGCCGAAGTAGTTATCCGCCAGTGTCTGTTGTTGGCCGGGAAGCTTGGGCGCTACGCTTTCGCCGTGACGGATGTTGTCCTTCAGGTCCGTCATCTTGTAATCTTCCATGACGATCCGCGCCGTCTCGTC